AAAATTGTGGCATGACTGCCATTTCCATCAATTCCGCAAAATAGCTTGTTGCCATTCTGAACTTGAGCAATAATCTCATTTCGTGACAGCCTCACGCTGCCGTCTGCAACAATGCTCACATCGCCATGATTTTCAACGATACGGGCAAAGCCAACCGTCCATCCGGCGATATTTCGAATCGTAACCTTTGTATCAAGGTTCAACTCTTCTTGCTTGGTAATCTCTTCCATAATTGATTCCTCATTTCAACTAATGTATTGATATCAACTAAAACGATATTTCTCTGCATTATAGGATGCAATAATGTCATCCAGCCTCTTCGATTTTGAAAAAACCCAATAACGTTTTCCGCTATTGCCGTTAATCTTGGACGAATGGCATTTCTCTCCAAACGCAGACAAATAGTGAAATAGCCTCAAGGAATAGCAGTAGAAAGGTTTTTCTATTTCCATAACTATCACCTTATAGGGAAAGCGGGGTATACCGAAATATACCCCGCGTATATTTTTTACTTCAGGCCGCCAACGTTGGTATCGTAAATCATACCAATCTTGTGCTCGTGACCCTTCGCAACGTCACAACCAACCTCAACGTCGAAGCGAGTCATGATCTTGCCGCTCTTGACATCGGTGCCAGTGCAGGAAGTCAGACCACCGCGAGAATAGGTCGCAATCGGAGACTGCACGCCAGTCGGCACGACAAAGCCAAGGCCAGCCGGAAGCAGGGTCTTGAAGTTGTCGCCAGCTTCGTTCATCTCGTAGAAGTTGTACGGGTTCGGCATCTCAGACAGCACAGCGCCATTGTACATAGACAGGGTGCCGTTCTGCGCCAGCTCGTTCATAACCTTCTCGGAAATGCCAGTGATAACATTGTTGTTGATGTTGCCAACATAGCCAGCCCAAGGAGTGAACTGAGAAATCAGCGCATAATCACCGATAACGGTCGGACGTCCATTGCGGCGAACCTTGCCCAGCACGTCGTCAACGCCAGTCTTAGTCAGGCCAGCACCCTCATACATATACTTCACGCCAGAAGCGTTCTTGATCGCATTGTACACGCGGTTGATAATCGCCAGCTTTGCACGGTTCATAATGTCAGTCTTCACCTGAGCAACGCCCTCGTTCTCCTTGGACATATCGCCCAGCGCGACACGACGGTAATCCACAGCATAGCCGCCGGAAACCGTGAAGGTCGGAACCTGATAGATTTCCTTGTGAATGGCAGGGAACACGCCATCGCCGCTCGCAGCCTGCTCACGGGAGCGCTCGCCAACATGGGTGTAAATCTCACGCTCGATGGTCTCATCATAACCAACATTCTTGTAAGAACCGAAAATGCCAAGCAGCTTCAGCTCTTCCATGACCGGAGCCTCAATCACAAAACGACGCAGGGTGTTCAGCTCCGCAACAGCAGAGAAGTCACCATTCTCGGAACGGGAGCCAAGCTCCTTAATATAGGCAACAGCCTTATCCGCAGCCTTGCCAAAGCGGTCAAGATTCTCGCCATTCACCATCGCAGAGAAAATCTCAACAACGGGAGACTGCTTGGAGAACTTGCCGTTGAACGCCTCGGCATCCTTGCGGACATTGTTTAGTTCAAAAGTATTCATAATTGTATGCCATCCTTCCTATGTATTCAATTAGCCAGCAATCATGACGCGGGCTTTAACAGCCTTGCCAGTCAGCATAACCTTATCGGTCACGACAAAGTACACGCCACTCGCAGGCGCAGCATCGGCAACAGCCAGAGTGCCATCCTCATTGATGGTCAGCATGGAAACGCCAGCCTCAAGATCCGCATAGCTCTTGCCCTCAGCATAGGCAATGTGCTCTTCATCAATAACGAGCTTCTGGTTCTTCCACATGGCAACCTCATAACCATTCAGGTATTCGCCAGCAGCAAAAACCACATCCTTGTTGTAAGCATTGTCGCCGACAACAGTATTAGAAATCAGATAAACGATTTCATTATCAGTCAGAAATGAATAGTTCTTCACGGCCTTTTCCGCCTTCAGAACGGGATTAATCTTGGCAACATCGATCATGCCAAGAGTTTCAACTTTAATCATATTGTTTGTCCTTCCTTTCGTTCATTTAGAAAATGTTCTCATCTTCCGTGTTCGCAACGGGTGCGCTCACTTCACTGAAAATATCTTCAATCTCAGCAGCGGAAGCCGCATTCTGCTCGGCAACGATAGCTGCCTGCTTCTCTGCATCAGCCTTAGACTTCTTGCCGATACCTTCCCAGATCCTATTCACAACAGAATTAATCTCGGAATTCACCGGGTCGCTATTGAACGCATCAATCTCGGCCTGAGCATACTGCTTCTCTTCCTCAGAGAATTCCTTAATAGCCTCATTCAGCTCGCCAACGCGCTCTTTAGCCCTTGCTTTCGCAAGCATTTCGCGGAGCTCATCAAGCTCCTTGTAGAGCTTATCAATCTCCTCATACTTTTCGCCAAGCTCCTTCTTGCACTCATCAAGTGCAGCTTCAAGCTTAGCAACATTTGCAGTAGCCTCTTCAACGGTAGCATTCGCTTCGCTGATCTTGGCTTCACACTCTTCCTTGCACTTATTCATTTCGCTTGTATGCGCAGACACTTCATTCACGGTCTGAGCAACCAGCTCTTTAATCTCAGCCTCAGTCATAGTAGTGGCATCCTCCTTGTTCTCATTATTCAGCTCGACGATATATGCCGCATCATCTGCTGGCTGAACGCCAAGCAATGCGTAACCGGAGAATTGGAACTCAACCGGGATACGGCCTTCAGGCACATATCCATATTTGTAAACAATTGCATCGTTATCGTCGGTCTTTAAAATTTCAACGCTTCCGTAAGGTGGAGATCCGCTTGAAATATCTTTGTCCAGCTTCTTGACGAACTTGTTGTAACACGCTGCGTCAATCTCACCTTCGCCGATGCAATACATCTTTACGCCGTCTTCCGTTTCAACATCTTCGATGTACCCTTTAGTAAATGTACCGATATCAACAGCGTTTTCAAAAACCGGCATACCATCTTCAAAGCCTGTCTCGCCATGTCCGTTTAGCTCAGTACGATCCTCGTCCAAAAATTCCGCTCGCAGGAACATGCCGGGAATCGTATCCAAATGCGCCCGAACATACGGTTCAATCCACGAAATGCCGTTTCGGTTGTACTTGGTTCCAACCTGATTCTCTTCGTCAATCGTGTCTTCATGAAATACTTCACAAAGGACAATTTTGAATTTTCTTCGTCCATTTTTTGTATTTCTTTTAGATAGCTCAAATGTTTTCAATCTTCTCACCACCTTCCGTCAAAAATCTGTATATAAAAAGAGGGCATATGTTGCCCTCTTATTACAGTGGGGTAGAAGTGCATACACACTTCAAATCATCATGAATCCTTCAAGATAAAACTGATATTTCATCAGCCAGAAGGACTAAGGTTTGTTGCTGCCTTATTTCTAATATACTTTTCAGCAGCAGAATTACCCGTATAGCATCCAAAGATTACGCCAACCAATCCGGTTGTCGTCGCCAGAATATCCAGCAATGCACTCGCTGCGTAGTTGTATACGCACACTAGCGTAATTGTTGCAATGAGCTGAATCAAATATGCGATGCCAGCAATGCTGACAACTCGTTTGCTATACTGGACATACTTGCCATTTGTGTTCATCTTGGCAACCTCCATAATGGATTAGTCACCAAGTTTTACCTTGATAACCTCGCCATTGGCAAAGTGATTAGCAAGCGAGTTTGCAGAGAGCTTAGTTGAGCATGGAATAAACACGCCCCAAGTTCCGCCAAACCCGGTATGCTGCTCAATCGGAGCTTCATTGTCGCCGCTATCGGCGTTCACGGGAGCATCTTCGGCATTGCGTGAATGCATCAAATAGCCGCTTGATACATAACCATATGCTCCGTTATAGCTCACCTGAGTCCAACCATCAGCGGTGGTGGAATACACAGGAAGCTCTGTGCCAAACGGGATTTCACAAACAATATTGTTTGCTTTCTTGGCGCTTGAACGTAAATTCAAAGCACCGCCATTCGTTGCAACTTTTGCATAGTACAAAATATTCATATTGATATCCTCATTTCTTTCATCAGGAATCAGGATATCCATCACATCATCATGATTCGCTTCATTTGATACACCATCTGTCAAAACGCCGATGATGTCGCGGTGCCTGAGCACATGCGTAAAACCGTTTTTAAGCATCGTGCCACAAACCTCTCCCTTGGTGGCACTGCTGTGGATACACTCATAGCCTCCAATGCCGCCCATATAGTAGGCAATATGCTCACATTTTCCAGTTGAGGCATTATAGATAACAGGCAGATCGCCAATCAGCAAACCTTCTTCTTTGGCCTCTGCAAGCGTCTTGCGGCTTACAATGTGATGGTATTTGTTTCCCGGTTTGTATTTCGTAAATGAATTCCATAATTCAGTGCATCCTGCAGTGCGATATGTTGAATTACCGCCAGCGCAATTCCGAATTAAATTGATGACAACAGCATGCACACAGTCTTCATCATCATAAGAATTTCCAACTCTCGTCAGCAAATAGTTCGCGCCGACGATACCATTAACCGCCATAATCAATCACCTCATTCTTATGCAATATAAAATGCACTACCTGTTGTCACTTGGACTAGGCAGCGCATTTCCGTGATTGCTTCTGGATTGAACGGTTTTTTCTGATGGATTATCCGTTATCGGACGGCCACCTTTGTTTTCTCCGTTCTGCCCAGACATTGTGAAACTCGTTTGATGCGGTTTATACTTTTCATAGATTCCAGCCTCAATTTCCTCATCAAGCATGGAGTAGAAGATTTCGGGCTGAATGCCGCATGCAGCGCTCCAAAGAGACAAACTGCCACAGCCCTGAAGGTAAAGCTCTTTAGCATATCCAACCATTGATTTCTTGTTGATATGCGTAATGGGCAGATACTTGCACTCAACCCAATTGGCCTTATCTTTAATAATGCTCGAATTGATACATTTGTTCAATTCGCTTTCAATCTGCTCAATCCATTGCAGAATTTGTGATGTGACCAATTCAAGGTTACTTTCCTGTGCTGAATAGCTTCCGCTTCCAGTGCCAGATAGGGCATTGCCAGCAAAGCCAAGCGCCAACGCAATCTTGTTGTCAAGATCGGACTCATACTTCTCATCAAAGATGTCCGTGTTTGATGTGTCAAGCGCATTAATCTTTGTGCCAGCAGCAACAGAGAAGAAGGAAGTGCCTCCGCGATTATTCTTTGTCATAACAGCACCGCGAACAGCCGTATGCTGAGCCTGCTGCTGTTGCTTAGTCAGCGCGGACGTACCTTTTTCTTTACCTTCTGGGAAAGTCTGGTAAACAATTCTATTGTTGATCTCGTCAAGCACGCTTCTCTTTGTGTCCGTAAAATAATCACGGTACAAAATGTCTGTGATCGCAGCAAGCACAAGCGGTCTTCCGTATGGCTCTTCACGTTTTGAGCGAATCTTATGTGTAATGGTATGTGCATTATCTAGGACAACCCAATTGCCGTTGTCATTCTTATTCCGATTATTCCTTCGGTTGTGGTATGCGTCCCTGATCTCCTTTGGATATTTTCTTAGCTTGTTTTCAGTGGACTCTCCAGTGGCCAAGTCAAAGTAATCAAGGTTAAATGCAAGAACATAAGATGAATTCTTGATACCAACAATTCGCGTGTAGTCGGTTGGCAGGGAAATGATGCTTGCATTAATGCCAAGCTCATTGATCTCCGTAATGCAGTCCACATCGTAATCGCTCATCGTTTTTCTGCTGGAATATGGGCGTGCTGTGGTTTCAAAGTAATAAAACGCAACACCTTCAACCATACCCCTGAATAGCGCATCACGAATAATTTCTTTATCTTTAATCGTTCTAAGCGTAGAGGCCATCAATTCTTTGTTGCGTTTCTTCTTATTCTCGTTTTTGCCATGTGACACAACAACCTTATCCAGCGTTGGCAGAGCCGTCATATAGTCAACGGTGTTTGTATATGTGCCATTGCTTCCATATAGGATTAGCGATATTTCACGCAAAATCTGGTTGTTGTTAATTGGATCTTTGACTAGAGCCGCAAGTGCTTCCTGCGAATATAGATCAAAGATATTGAGTCCGAAATAGCACATAGAACGGCTCTGCGAAGTTGACATAGAGCAAAACTCATTTGTCTTGTCATCAACCTGCGTCGCGTTTTGTGCTTGTTTATTTGCATAGCGTTTCGGAGGACGATTCCTCTGAGTCCGCGATGCGGATGAATTTGTGTTTCCCATTGGCATAGCCCTCCTTTTCAGTTAATGAGCACTTCGTATTCGTACTCGTCATTATTTGAAATCAAATCTTTTTCAAGAAGTGAAGCAAAATAAGAACCGTAACTGCAAGACGTGTAACGGTCTTTTCGGTTTGCGCCAGCCTCTCTAATGACGATTGCTCCCGTCTGCTCCTTCTTTTCGTATGTAAGCGAAGCCGTCTCACTAATTAACTCCTGTGTTTCAAGGAATGGCGTTTCATAGAAGAATTGCACATTCGGATCAGAGGAAGAAATGTACTCCTTATAGTTTGGAAGTATCTCTTCGCTTGCTCGATCAAATCCAACAAGAAGATCAATGAGATGTTCAGTTAGCACACGTCTGAAGTCTTGAGCGATATCGCTGTTCATTTTCTGAGAAGCATTAACAACGAATATGCACGGGTTCGCGCCCTCAATCTTAATTCTGTTTGCAAACGTGTCATCATTCATACAAACAAGAGGGGAATATTCGCAATCGCGCTCTTTATCGTACATGATTTTTGCAAGCATGTCATAGATCGCCACACCTGCGTTTCTTGTATCCAGTACAATGTAATCGGCATCGAAATCCTCAAACAATTGCCTGATACGAATTGCTTGTTTCAGCGTTTCTCCGCCTTGCACAGATTCGATATAAGGTACAACCCTTCGATATCCGTTATCAATGATGATGTCGCTGGAGGACTCACGCTGATGCGTTACGCGCTCCGGTAACAAGCGCATACAGGAGAAAACAGAATTATCGTTTCTCTTGTTTTCGATAAACGCCATATCGCAGGAAACAATACGAATTTCGCCAGTCTGTTTAGCAATTGCGTATGGATTTTTCTTTCCAATTCGATAATCAAGCGTTGCTCTTGGATAGAATGGGCGTTCAAGCCGCTGATTCTCCTGAAGCATCGAATAGGTAAAGAAAGCATGCTCGTTTTCTTTGACACGCTCATTCAAGAACTCGATACGCCATGTAAGCGGGTCTTGTTTCTTCTTTTCCTTCTGCATCTGCTTCATTGTGCGGATGTTATGCTTGAGCGTAATGCTCTCGTCAAAGGCTAGAAGACATCCGTTCTTTTCAGCAAGCATGTCGCCAAACGCCTGATCAACGATCTTCCACATCCAATGCCCGTTATCAATCCAGCTTGAGCTGATGTAGATATCAACGGGTTCTTCCTGAATTTCCGGCATGCTCGCATAGAACTCATCTGTCATATAAGGAGCCTGTCTGACCGTCTGGAAGGGGGATAGGATGCTATCGTCAATAGATTTCAGTATTTGTCTGAACTCTTCACGGATAACCGCATTTGAACGATAACCACGACCATTTTCACTTGCAGGAACAACCGTAATCGTACTGTGATTCCTGAAATACACAATAACCTCATTCTGATTGTCTTTAATCCTAGAGATTTCTCTGCGAAGCATGGGGGATAAGCCCATAAGCTCGTTTTGTATCTTTTCTGAGACAATCAACTTTGATTGTCCCTTTGTTGCGCTTGCAAGCACGATTTTCGAATATGGCCGCGTGATACATCGGCAACACGCATACAAGGCAATAATAAAAGACTTCGCCGAAGCACGGCTTGCGATAATCACGATAAACTGACATATACCCATCATATAAAGCAAAATTGCCTGATACCAATGAAGGTTAATGCCTAGAAAATCTATCGCAAACCGATGCAGGTTCCGTCTGAAGAACGTATTCCAAAGGAATACGTGATCCATATTCTGTTCATTTCCAAGAAAGCTGTTGCTTGGAAACTTTGTGTATAGCTCCTTTTGACGTTCATCGGCATGTCTGCTCTTATAGCGTGTCTTCTGTGTCTGAGTCAACATCGTCGTTTTCCTCAGTGTCGTCATGCACACAGAATTCCGGGTCACGATCCTGCGTACCAAACATCAGATTGCGAAGCGGCCTCAAAATAAAGCGCTCCATATAATCGCCAATTCCGTCAAAATCTTTATACAGCTTCTTGTTCTTATAGTATTCTTCGGGTGTGTATTGAGCAATTCTCGCTTGCCAGATACCCCAGCAGTCTTCGTTATTGCTGCTGGTTTCCTGAACAGTTTTCAGTCCGGCTTGCGAGAAAGTCTTTCTGTACAACTCCGTCATTTTGTTGTAATCATCAACGCGGTTTTCCCTGATAGCTTTCATCTGCTGCATCTTTGTGTAGCACAGGTCAAAGATGAAAAGCTCTTGGTTGTTATCGCATTTCGGATTGGAAGACTTGATTTGTCTATAATGGTTTTCAAGCAAGTCATAGTCCATTTGCGTCAGACCAGCTCCCCATTTTTCAATCAGCCTTGGATCAATTGGCGTTTCTTTTCCTTCGCCGTTTTCGTCTGGCACATCGTTTGACTGTTCGCCAGTAAAATATAGACCACTTTCATGAATGGTCGTATCAAAGGTTCTGCCTTTGTATTGCCGGATGTTCGTTTTCTTGATATAGTTTCCAACAATGGTATCATCGTCGTCATAACAATTATCAAATAAAGCAGCGTCATAGTAGATGTCACACATCATACATAAACGCTGCATTGCTCTATGAGCATTCTGATATTCAATTCTATATCGCTTATACTCCCGCACCAAGCAATCCTTGCAGATTGGGAGATGGCCTATTCCAGCATACAATTCGCTGTTGCTCTTAAAAAAGCGATTCAGCGCCAGATTATCTCCGCATTGGCAGCACGTATATTTTGTTGCGCTGCCAGAATTCACTTCGTTTGTCATGCCCATCTCTCCAAACTACAATAGCGCATCAATCATCAATCAATGCCGATGTCGAAATGAGCGTTCACATTCACGACAACCGGAGCGCAACCAAAGCAGCAGTCGTCTTCTTCCCACACGATCTCATAGCAGTTATTCATTTCCTGCCCACGCAGAATAGCAGAGTTTGCTTCTCCATCAATGTAAATGAGATCAGCGTCAAAGCCGTAATAACCTTCGCCGCAATACTCATTCTTTGCATGCCAAGCAGGTTGAATATGAATAACCATATCGGTATCCAGAACGACATAGTATTCGTGATAGTATCCGTTCATGTCTCCCGGAGCCAGTTCGATATCGCACAGATCAACATCACTGTAATCCAGCAGACGCTTCATCAGTTCCGCAGCCTGCTCATAAAACAGCACGGCATACACAGTTTTACCTTCGGATGCGTCTTCGTACATCATATCGGAAAGCAATTCGCAATCATTTAGAAATACCTGTTCCATATTTATATCCTCACTTTCCGTTGACCGCATCTTTTATGGCTTGACCAACTTTACATTTCACGGTTTTCACCGCAGGGCAGAGCTCCATTTCGCCAGTCTTCGGGTTACGTGCGTCATGCTCACGACGAGTGCCTACCTCAAAGCTCATAAAACCCCTGATCATAACCTTTTCGCCATTTACCAGAGCGTCTTTAATCTCCTCTGCAAATGCGTCAATAACAGCTTCGCAAGGCTCTTTTGCAAGCCCTGTTCGCTGAGAAATATTCATAACCAATTCATTCTTACCCATAATTCTCACTCCATCACTTTCTCTTGAAACGAATAGGATAGCAACATTTCGCACCATTGCTATCAACAACAGCCACTGCCTGACTAGGCAAGCCAGCTATACGCTTGGAAACACAGTGATCGTCCCCAGATCCTGAGAAACAACCGCTGCGAATAATTTGAACACCGCCAGCCACTTCATCGTAGCTGTTGTGGTGCATATGACCATAGAAGATTGCAGCAGGTCTATGTCCAATCATTACAATCAACTTGGATACACCTGCTTCATTAAATGAATCCCAATCGCCATGAACCATCCAGTATTCCTGACCACGGATTGTTAAGCTTCCGATGGTAGGGTCATAGTTCTGTGAATCCATAAAGAAGATATTGTCGATATGCTGCAGTTTTGCTTTCATATACCATGGGATCAAGTTATCTAATCTGTTACCACGCAAAACTTGATCTTTGAATGAGGTTCGGCTGTGGTTGCCAGCAACGCCATTCACATATACATTGTTGAAATGGCTGCTCAATTGATAAACAAAGCTGGAGAGCAATTCCGCCGCCTCTTGAACTTGTTGCACAAGCATCTCTCTGCTTTCTAGCTGCACGGTAAAATGAATCTCACCATTGATCAGATCGCCAAGAAATAGCACATATAGATTCTCAGCGTTGTGAGTCTTTTGAACCTCAATAATTCTCTCAATGTATTCAGACAGTCTCTCTGCGGCGATAGTCGAATTGTAACGACCAAATGAGCTGTCGGTATCTGCTCCATAATGAAAGTCTGACAAACATGCAACCAGATCATTGCCAGAAGAAATGATCGGCTGTTCATGTACAGGCAACTCGATAGCTGCTCTTTCTTTAATAAGAGATTCAAGGTGGCTCAGATCATTTTGAATCCTCGCAGCCTCACGAAGCTTTTTATTCAGCGCAGTTCTTTCATCAAAGAGCTGCTGCTTTTCCATCCGTACAGCCTGTTTTGCTTCACGAATCTCAGTCAGATAGCTATTGTTGCCAGACTTGGCAGCATGTTTTTCTTTGTAGTATTCCGATACGAAAGCGCCTCCGAAAATCGTTTGAGTCGCCTTGCGCAATGTGTCATAATGAACGTTGAGGTTATACTTTTCTACGATCTCCTGCCAGTCGATGTCCGTAGTACGGTTCACCTTTGCAGTTGCATCTGCCAAGCAAGCCTCATATTGTTCCAGTGTCAAACCACAATCTTGTATCTTTTTTTGCAATTCTGAAATCATTCTCACTCTTCACCACCATAAAAAGGCGCATCCTACAAATGCAGGAAACGCCTAACTCTCTGAAATTCTCATTTCTACTTGGTGGGCAAGGTAGGACTTGAACCTACAACGGCCATTGGCACCGAATTTACAGTCCGGGGCGATACCAATTACGCTCTACTTACCCTTATTGGCTCTCAGTGCTGGGCTTGAACCAGCGGCCCTCTGATTAACAGTCAGATGCTCTGCCAACTGAGCTAACTGAGAATATTATGGCGAAACGCCATATGTATATAAAAGCGGGAATCTGAAAATCAATTTGTATACATATCCAATCTTTTAAATTACATAGAAGGATGATTTTCACAGCCGCAGTGTTTTCGATTGCATGCCGACGCAGAGCGAATACTGCGTCAGCATGGCACAAAGAAAAGAGAAAGATAAAGAAATGAGAAAGATGAAAGGGTATATACCCTCCAGAATAACAAAAATCGAACTTTTTATCGCAGGCGTTGTAGCCCTCAAAGGTTGGGGCGTTGGGGGAGGTATTTTGAAATTCATCCTAAAATTGTGAGCGTTACATTGCCTCTTTGTTGCGGTGTTTCTGCAAACGCAACCGCCCCAATTCGCGTTTTCTAACACGCTGACAGTACGAACATCTCCTAGACGAATTGTTTTTCGATGAGATTTCAAACAGTTCGCCACAGTCTATGCACGTTACCTCCTTGGTCTCCTTTGGAGAATACGCAACGCAATTTGGGCAATAACGCTTTGTTCCGTTCTTGTTTCCTCGCGTCAGGATGTTGCACTCCTGACATCTGATGAAATTACCGCCGACATACCTCAGATATTCATACCCAAGCTCTCTGAAATCTGAGATGGTTAAAACAACGGGGGAACTGTCGTCGATAAACGTTACGCGATAGCTGTCATTGTCAATGCGCTTTGGTAATTCGATCAGCCCTGCTGCGCATAGCTTGCCAATACGTTTCTGCCGATCAATCGTATTGTCTGAGATCCGCGCGATCTTGAATACCTCTTTATCCTCAGTGTTTACCCATCCATTGTTGTTTGGGTTCCTAGCATTGTTGAGCTTTGCGATACAAAGGACGGTAAATGCAAGTCGCTCAAGTACCTTGTTGCCCAACGTGGAAATAGCAACGAGCTCATTTTCAGTAATGCGCACATCATTGATTTCGTGTAATGCAAACTTTCCCGCATTCTGCGCCGCATGCTCAATACTGTCAATCCAATAATCCTTTGTATAGACATAGCATGGATAGTGCTTTTCTAGGAAAGCAAGCAGCAGATCGGCAATTTGCTTTTTTCGATACCCCATAATGTGATGGTAGTATTTTGCCAATATATTGATCGTATGCAGAGGCTTACCGTTCACGATACCGCTCTTTAGGCATTCCTCTGCGTATTCCTTTTCATTCAGTATAATCATTGTCGCCCTCTAAAACGTTCTTACTTACCATAGTAAACTGCTTTCCACAAAACTCGAAATCTCCATCACGCTCAACAAGGGCGGGGTATTCGATATATCCACCACTCTTTTGCAGAAGGTTCTTCAAAATGACCTTCCAGCAAATATCCCAAGCGAACTGCTTCGAATTCTCGCTTCGATAGCACATATCAAGAACGATATCGCACAGCTCATCCTCATTGGAGCATTCGCAATAGCACTCTTTCTGGAATGAATCCATAATGCGCATACGCTCACTGATAATGTGCTCGTCATCAACCCGCTCTGTCCTCATGGACTGAATGAGCTTATTACACCTGATCTTGTGCTCACAATATAGCTTGCTGATTCTATTGAATATGCTCCTGCTGTACGATACGTCGCCCTTCATGATATCGTAATCAAAATCCGGCATATCGGTCATAGCCGAAGAGAAGTTCTTAAACTCGTTTTCAAACAGCCAGCAAATTCTATTGACCACACAGCTATTGTTGCCCGTTGGCATTAGGCGATCATAGTAAGACAGAAAAACTTCCATTTGCTCCGTCTTCTCTGGGTAACTACTCAGATCCGAAACGCTGTTGATTCCATAATCCAAGAAATTGCGGCAGGCATTCTTATTCGCGGTCTTGATGTACTGCTTGTAGTCAGACCTGAGCGTCGGATATACGTATGACATGAAGTACGGCTTGCGCAGCGCAGCAATCCTTCTATTGAATTCCTTTTGTTCAATAACATCTTCGTCATCTTCGTCATGAATCGCAAGCTCACGATAGCTATACCAGTATACGGGCATTGGTTTTGCAATAATTCCCTTCGCGCGATCAATCGTATTTTGCTGGTAAAGCTGGCCGCACATGATGCGATAACTTAGTGCCTCATATTCGTCAGAATCCGGCTCAAAACCGGCTTGCACCTCGATCATGCTGGTAACATGATTCGTTACAACGCCGATGTCATCATTGAATGCAAGCTTGTTTGCCTGCACAATATCATCTTCTGTTGCAACCTTTTTCTCAGCCTTTCGCTGTACACACATAATTGTGGGCGAATTCAGCGTCCGCTTGAGGAGGATAGGATTGTCTGTACACATATTGGTGTCGCCGTCTTTGTCTGCGCCATTCATTGCATCGCAAGCAGTATCCCAGCAATTGTAAATCAACGCAGTCTTGATATACTGATACCAATGCGCCGCCTCATCGCTCTTGCACAGCTTCATCTTGCGAATGTTGTTGTGGCATGTCATCGGTGCTCTGAAACAAACCAGCTCATCAGATCCTTTATCAATCCAATACTTATGGTAAATTTCCTGAGCCTTGAGAAGTCCGGTCACTTCTAAACCAAACATGCTTTGAGCAAGCGCATAAGGGTCTCCTGAGATCATGGCGTAATTGGCATTCACACGAATCGCGCCGCGTTTTGCTGCGTCAATCCGTTTGGAAATCATGTTCCAAACCTTGCGTCTTACGAATGGGTCGTTGATCATTCGCTTGTCTGCCATGAGCGCTCGCGCATAATTCGGCACGCTCTCTTCAAAGGCGTTTCGATCATTGAGTCCGAATCCCGCCGCAAAAGCAAGCGTCTTGCGATAGTCTAGTCCAATGACATCCTTGATCTCGTCAATCGTTGGCTGGCAAAGCTCGGCAAGCTCTTCATCCGTCAGCGTATAGCTTTGCAGAAACTGATAGTTCGTGTCACGAACATGTTCAAGCTCCATTGGCGTTGTCTTGGTCACAGAGAATTGATATCCGTTCTCCTCGCAATTCCTGTAATAATCCTCCCAGCTCTCATAGCAATTCCAAAGCTTGAGCATTGATGCCGTCAAAATGACTTCGGCATCGCGGATATCACGTTTGCAACCCCAAATATCTGTGATCTCATACGTCCCGGCAACCTTCTCAGCAAACTCGATAAAGTCAAAGGTGTAAACCATGCCCTTCGTCCACGAATATCGCGTGTTCATGCCTGAAATAGTGTTCTCTCCGTCTCCGGTCAAATACGCATTGACACGGCGAGAGTAGGAGGGGAGCATTAATCCATATCCATCCGAATCGTTATGTTCGATTTTATAGTCTTTTTCAAAGGTCATGGTCGGCTCGCCGTCTGTTTCATCGTTGATTAGGATGACGTTATCTGTAAAATGCGTAATGCAATCGTCAACAACAATGATGCCATTCGGCGCGGGGAGTGGGGTAGAGCCGGAACAAACAAGCGCTTGATAAGCTTCAAGCTTTGCAGGAACAAGGGGAACATTCATGTTGCGCCCATTGTCAAGCCGCTTTTTCAGTTCCGGGTATAGAGCTTCTTTGACATAGACGATGGTAGAATTCTTGATACCTCCATTGGTTCCAAGAAAGCGCCGATAGCGGATTCCATTGATTGAGAATCCCTTGTTCGCGCGGTCATAATCTGAATTGCTGTCCATGATCACGCATACGTAATCGCTTTGGAACTGCAAATCATACAGAGCTCTATAAAGGTTATTGATATTTGCTTTGGTTTCGCGGCTTCGCGGCTTCTTCTTTTCAGCCTTGATGCGCCGATTAATTTCTGACACCTTTCCGTTGATGTCCTCAATCCCATTGATTGTGTCAATGAATCGGAGGACTTGGCTATCATTCAGAGCAACAACAGACTTTGGCTGCTCCTGTAGCGCTTTATACAAGTCTATTGTCAGATTCCACTTCGCTCTTTTCAGTTGCTTGCTGTGCAACTTATAAATCAGTCTATGACAACTCTTTTGCTGCATAATCTACCTCGTATTTCTATTGGTTACACATCTGATTACTTTTGAACCCAAACTCTGAAACATCCATTGTTCGGCATCCATTCGGATCTCAACCGTGTATTTTCAAAACGAAGTAGTTCTGCAATTTGATACGTATAGAAGCAATAGTCAGATTCGCCATGACGAATTGAGCTTAAAATGCCATTGATGAAATCACAGTAACGTTGCCACATAGTTTCGCCATGATAGGAATCTGGGATATCAAGTGCGCTACTTTGACGATAGCGAAAACCCGTTCTGCGCATCTTGCGTTCGGTTGTTGGCCGGATCGAAGATCGCATCTGCTCAAAGTATTCCTGCCATTGCGCATCGGTCATATCCTTACTTGGCCTAGACGTTTTTAAATTAATGCTACTCAAATCATAATACGTTCTCCTGTGTGTCTTAGCTTAGTTGACTTGGTTCCTCAGTATCATCTGGATACCGCATCTTGTAACCTGTCGCCAATCGTAGTTTTTTGATGAGGGTACAGCGCGGCATTGCCGATTCACAAATATTCTAACGTTTGAGTGCCAAAGCCCGTTCTCATCTTTATATCTTGGAAGTTCTTCGCTATGCAGTATATCTAAGTCTTCGAGCGCTCGCACGCAACCGGAAATGCTTCGCACAGAAATTCCGATGTTCTCAGAAATCCGTTTCAGTAGATTGGAGTAATGCGGGGCATCATGTGACCGCAACATATAGCATCGCACACAGGATAGAAGTAAAAGTGCATGAGCATGATTCACGCGCTGCTGTGTATGCTTTCGAACTTCTCGCGCACGCATAATCTTCTCAATCTCATCTCGATAGATGATCCCAAAGCAATCTTTTACGCGGCCAATGACAAAATGGCCGTGCCTGAACTGGAGGTATCCGTTGCTCACTAAACGCCTGATCACATCTTCGAACTGGCTTTTTACTGTTCCTGAGTGCCTATCTAGGCTATAACCGCAATAGGTCACAAGCTTGTCTATACTGTTTTCATCGCAATTCGAAAGAACAGCGGCTATGTATATGAGAACCCGCTTGTCTCCAAGGTCTTGATCCTCAATCAGACCGCGCGGCACTTTCACGTAACTCATTGTCTTTTCTCCTTGCTTAACCTCTGACTATATTTTAACTCCAGTTTGTGTGCGTGTCAATACTTATTCTGCTTTATTTTTAAAAGGTTTTTGAAGAGCGGTTTGTGGAAAAATTGCATCTCCTTAGAAAGACATATATTTACGTATACATATATTTTTGCATTACAGTATTATATACGTAACTTATGTCTAATAATATATACGTAGTATATAATACTGTATCTGTTTGTTTTTAAAAACGACCGTCCATTTAAACCAGAAAGGAAATTCCCTGTATGATTGCGAGATCAGCTTGTCTGATCGAGCAGCGCGCAAATACTTGTATTTGTGCGCAATGAAATTACGGAAACTTTTGTCTGCAATTCAGGCTTATCACTCTTCATTGCGCTGACGCTCCATTCAGAGTGATAAGCTCCTGCCGTTTTTATTCAAACAGATTGATGTGAATAGTGGGGGCAGGATATGATTCCCAAACTTTGCGATTTTCCATTTTTGCGGCTCACAAGTTTTTGTTTCAGTCAAAAAATGCTTCGGTAAATTTCTGAAAATCACCGAAGTTTTTGCATTGTAAGCGCCAACATTTGCGGACTTGAGTTTCTTTTGAATCGATTTCGGGGAACTTCGATATTTTCGATTGAAGCGCTCAAAGTTTGAGTGTTTACACGAACTTCGGAGATGATTACGATAACGCCCAAAGTTTGAGGGTTTGTGAATTTGGGGGAAGAGGTTGGAAATTTTATTGCTGAGAGTGAAATACAGCGCGTATATCCCCAATCTGCATGCCTATTAGTTATGAAGATGTAAACTATCCCCCGGTCGTATAGATATAAACCAATAACAAACGCTCAACCTTTGCCGGGTTTAAGTCCGTAAAAGGTCAAAAAACAGACTTATAATGCAGCCTGTTTTTCTGCGCTGGCCTGCATGATCATCTGTCAGTATGTGTCAAGCAATGCATGCATCTATGCGTGACAATATACCTCACCTGACATAGTATCTGTTTCGGGATCGTTCCGGCATTGCCTGCAATCCGCTTTCAATAGGCTTGAGCGGTTCACATTTTTTCTTCCCTTCCTTCACTTTCCATCTCCATTCCTTCATATAATACACCACAAAATGCACACTGAAAAATAATGCCGAAAAAGTATTGACAAGCGCAAACAGATATGATATCATCTAACCATAGTCAATGCAACCAAACAGTTATTGATATGAAAAGGGGTCAACGTTATGAAGATTAGCAAGCGTGATTTGAACCGAATCAATCACATCGTTTCCCGTTATTCCGGCTGGCATGAACCGTCTGAGATCCGCGATATGTGGCGCGAACTTTATGAGGCTGGTATTGAAGTCGGCATGTTAACGAATCGCCGCGACAATGGCGCGGGCGCATGGTCTTGCACTCAGTCGTACATGTTCAACGGTGAAGAGGTTGAAAACAGTTTGTTTGTGTATTGCGTCTATGAAGGTAACGAAAGCACGACGCGCAACGAATATACTATCTATTTCTCTTAATAACCAATGCAGAAAAAT